AAACGAAGTTTCGATAAAAATGAAAGTACTGTCGTATTTCCTTTCCGAAAATATGCAGCCCTACCTTTTATTCTTCCTGTAGTTATTGCATTGTTTGAATCTTTTACTGTTGTTCCTGCTGGTCACGTTGGTGTTCAGGTTACAATGGGTACGGTAAATCAAACTGCTCTTCACTCTGGTGTAAATTTTGTTAATCCAATTAGTTCAGTGAAGGATGTTGAGGTTCGTGTTAAACGTGCTGACTTGACTGGCGCAAGCGCATCAACTAAAGATTTGCAACAGGTTCATACTGATATCGTTGTTCAATACCGTATGGCTCCAGAGAAAGTTCCTTACATCTATGGGCAGTTTGGTTTGAATGTGGACGACAAGATTCTTGGTCCAGGAGTTAACGAAGCATTTAAAGCAGTAACTGCTCACTATAACTCTGAAGAGTTGATCACTAAGCGTGATGTTGTTTCTTCAGAGATTCTGACTCATGTAAAAGAAAAGGTTGCTCCATTTGATATTGAAGTTCAAGGTATTAGTTTGGTCAACTTTGGATTCTCTGCTGATTATCAGAAAGCCATTGAAGCAAAAGTTATCGCTACTCAATCTAAGTTGAAAGCTGAACAAGATTTGGATCGTATTAAAGTTGAAGCCCAACAAGCAATCGCTACAGCTGAAGGTCGTGCCAAAGCAATTCAAATTGAGACTCAGGCTATCAATAGTCAGGGTGGTGCTGCTTACGTTCAGTTGGAAGCCATCAAGAAATGGGACGGTAAACTTCCAAACGTAAATGGTGGTGGTGCAGTTCCCTTTATTAATGTAGGAAAATAAAATGTTTTTTGGTCGTAAATCAGAAGATGGTATCGTTGGGAATTATGCTGATGCATTGAAACGCATCAAAGAACTTGAGGAACAAAATGAGAAACTCAAGTTTGCCAACGATGAATATCAAAGGCGTCTTATTGGAGAAATGGCTGCAGCTTCTTACGCAATCAACTGGGATGCCATGAATGCTTTTTCAGTTGAACGTATCTGGGACAATGGTACTCAGAAAACAATCATCGGTTATCGTCTGGAAGAACCTATGATTGTAACTGAAGGTGACCAACAAAAGATTACAACTAAAGATGTTGTGCGTGAGTGGTATCTATATTGTCCTGCAGATAAACATGAACAACTGGTTCAAGAGTTTAAAGAGTGGATGAAAAAGAAAAAATAAATTTGACATATACCCCTTTTTGGGGTATAATGTATTATACATATTAATGTGTTTTTTGAAAAGGAAAATAAATGAAATTAAGTAAAGAAACTGTCGGTCTCTTTAAAAACTTTGCTGGTATTAACAGTAATCTTTTGTTGAAGTCTGGCAATAAACTTGCAACTATCTCTGCTCAGAAAAATGTTATGGCTGACGCAACTGTCACCGAAACATTCCCTGACTTTGGTATCTATGATCTAAATGAGTTCTTGGGTGCGATGTCTTTGTTCGATGATCCTGAATTGGATTTCAGTGACAAGTATGTTACTATTAAACAAGGTAACAGCAGCATCAAATACTTTGCCGCAGAAGCAAGTGTCTTGACTGCTCCGCAGAAAGCAATCACATTCCCTGATACTGATATTGAATTTAATCTCACAGCAAATATTCTTGAAATGATTCGTAAAACTGCTGGTGTTCTTCGTGCTTCTGATGTTGCTATCGTTGGTGATGGTTCAACTATTACCGCAGTTGTTGGTGATAAAAAGAATGCCACTGGAAATAGTTTCCAAGAAACTCTTGGCTCAACTGATAAACAATTTAAAGTTTATCTGAAAGTAGATAATTTGAAAATGGTTCCTGGAGATTATACAGTAAGTATCTCTAGCAAAAAGATTTCTCGTTTTAAAGGTGCTGGTGATCTAGTCTATTATGTAGCGGTAGAAGCTGATTCTGTTTTCTCAAACTGATTGAGAGTTTTATATTATGATTGATTCACGTGATGACCAATTTCTTTGGGTAGAAAAATATCGCCCACAAAAAATCGATGACTGTGTTCTTCCTGAATCCTTGAAGAACACGTTCAAACAATATATTCAACAAGGTGAACTACCACACTTCCTTCTTTCTGGGACTGCTGGTATTGGTAAGACTACCGTAGCCAAAGCACTATGTAATGAGATTGGTGCTGAGTATATTATGATCAACGGATCGGAAGAGTCAGGTATTGATACCCTGAGGGTAAAGATTAAAGGGTTTGCTTCTACGGTATCCCTTACTGACTCTCCGAAAGTTGTTATTATTGATGAGGCGGATTATCTTCAAGCCAACTCAACTCAACCTGCTCTTCGTAGTTTCATTGAGGAGTTTTCTTCCAATTGCCGATTTATCTTTACCTGTAACTTCAAGAATCGTATTCTAGAAGCAATTCATAGTCGTTGTGCATGTATCGATTTTAAGATTGATGCCAAAGATAAACAGATTCTTCTTGGAACATTCTTCAAGCGTGCATCTCAGATCCTCAAGCAAGAAGGTATTGACTTTGATCAGAAAGTCGTAGCCGAACTTATTACTAAACACTTTCCTGATTATCGTAGGGTTCTAAACGAACTTCAGCGTTATAGTGTTTCAGGTAAGATTGATTCTGGTATTCTTGTCAACATGAGTGAGGAGTCTTTCAAAGACCTAATAAGGTTGATGAAAGAAAAGGACTTCCCTAATGTTCGTAAATGGGTAGGAAAGAATTCCGATTCAGATACCGCTTCATTGTTCCGTGAGTTGTATGATACATCAGCTACTCATATGGAAGCAGGTAGTATCCCTCAACTGGTTTTAATCCTTGCTGATTACCAATACAAAGCAGCATTCGTTGCTGACCATGAACTAAATATTATGGCTGCGTTGACCGAAGTGATGGCCAACTGCAAATTTAAGTGAGGATAAAATGGAACTTACAGATTACTTAATGTATGTTGTTGTTTGGATTCTTGGTGCAGTCTGGGGTTGGTACGCCAGAGAACGTCATGCAGAAAGAAAACTAGATAACTTCTTTAGTAAACTAGATGCTGCTGTTGAAGAAAAAGTAGCTGAAAACATGATCAGAATTTCTATAGAAAAACATAAAGATGTTTTCTATGTTTATAATAAAGAGAATAATGATTTTATGGGACAAGCCAGTTCTAAACAAGAACTAGAAAAAGTTTTGGCTGAGAGATATCCAAACAAAAGATTTATGGCTGATGCTACTAATTTAAAGGAAGTGGGGTTTTAATATGCAAGAATTTTATGAAAGTGAAACTAGAACTGCTACAATTGAAAAACAAATGACCAATGATTATATGGTAGCATTCTTTGATTCTGATACATCTAAAACTCAATATGAAACATTTCACACAAGTGATAAAGCGGAAGACGCTGCTAGACGATGGATTGTGAAAGAGTATGTCCCCCTTTGATTATATTAATGCAATAAATTATAGTAAAGAGGATTTGTTTAAAGATGACCCACAAGCAGGAAAGGATTATAAACCTTTCATTATAAATAGAGGGTTATCGTATTTTCCCGATACCATATTCTATGCCAATCAGATGAATCAACATCCGAGTTTGGACAAGGATATGCAGTTTTTCTTTTTCCTAAATATTATTTCGAGGAAGAAACGATTCAGTAAGTGGTCAAAAAAAGAATCAGAATCTGAATCGTTAGAACTCGTTAAAGAGTATTATGGGTATTCAAGTGAGAAAGCGACAGAGGCTTTAAAAATTCTGTCCGATGAAAACTTGATTATGATTAAAGAAAAATTGTATAAGGGTGGCAAATCATGACTGTTGAAATGATTTATTACGACTGGACTCCCGAGTCGATGCTTGAGGTGACTTTACCTGAACCAGATAACTTTCTAAAGGTTCGTGAGACACTTACCCGCATCGGAATCGCATCCAGAAAAGAAAACAAATTATACCAATCTTGCCATATTTTGCATAAGCAAGGTAGGTACTTTATCGTGCATTTCAAAGAATTATTTGCATTGGACGGTAAAGAATCGAATATCACTAGTGGTGATATTGAGAGACGAAATGCTATTGCTGGTCTTTTAGCTGACTGGGATCTGTTAAAGATACTAAATAGTTCACAGGCTGAGCAGAAAGCGTCTCTGTCTCAAATTAAAGTCGTATCTTTCAAAGAGAAAGATCAATGGGAACTAGTACCGAAATATAATATAGGAAAGAAATCAAAATGATTAAACTTGAACTTGAAGTAAATGAAGTTAATGTAATTCTTGCAGTATTGGGTAAGCACCCATTTGAGGAAGTTGCAAACTTGATCGTTAAGATTAAGAACCAAGGCGATCCTCAAGCTGAAGCTCTTGCTAAAGCAGCTGCAGAAACTGCTCCAGCAGCATAACTAGGAGATAAAAATGCCAGAAATAGTAGATGGACAAACTGCAGAAGAGAAAGCTGCAGCAGAAGCATACGCTGAACAATGGCATTTAGATCATCCAGATGCGCCAGAATTAAATTCTGACGCTGAAAAAGCTGCTGCTGAAACATACGCTGCATCACAAGAAGCAACTGAACCGAATTCACCTTAGGACCGCTAAGAAGAATCGTATTAAAGCTGATGGTACGTTAAGCCATCGCTGGATCCAGTAACCAGCAAAACTGTCTTGCCTTCGGGGAGACAAATTTATTAACTCGCTGAAAAGGAGAACAATATGTTATCAGCAATCAACACATCAATCGACGCCATTTCTGGCGCAAAGACTCAATTCGTTAAGACATTCGTTTCTAACGAGGCAGTCGCAAAACCTCTAAACACTTACATCGATGCGCAACAAGCATTCGCTAAGACTGTTGCTAAGTCAACTGTAGATTTCTATACTACTGTCGGTACTGCAATCGCTGGCTTTGATGCTAAGAAAGCATTCACTACTAAGTAAGGAGGAAAACATGGGACAAGATTTTATCCCCACTTTCTGGGGCACTAAAGACATTGACAAATTTTTTGTAGGATTCGATGAGCAGTGGAATCGTTTACAAAAACTTCATGATGATGTAGCAAAAAACATTCCTAACTACCCACCATATAACATTCGCAAGAATGACGACAATCATTATACTATCGAGATTGCTGTAGCAGGATTTGGTCAGCAAGATATCGATATTGAAATGAATGATGGCAAACTTATCATTCGTGGAAACACTAGCAATGAAACAGAAGAAGCAACAAACTTCTTGTTCAAAGGTATTGCTAATCGTGCGTTCACTCGATCATTTGTATTGAATGATGAGATCGTAGTTAATGACGCAGAGATTGTAAATGGTATGTTAAAGATTGCTTTGGAGCGTTTGATTCCAGAAGCAAAACAACCAAAGAAAATTCCTGTTCGTCAAAAGGCTCAGAAACAACTTCTGACTGAGGGAGAAAAAGATGAGATTTCTTCACGTCTTTAAAAACTTCATTCGTGATGTTTTACGTGATAGAAATTCTGGTTTAGAAGAATATATTCGTTCTCGTAATCCACAGTCATCAACTCATGTTGAACAACTGGAACGTGAATACGCTTCTTTTATGCAAAGAAGAGGTATGATATGAACCAATGGATTCCAATGACCGATGATGACTGGGATTGGGTAAACGGAAAGGTTCCACCAAATCCAAACGACAAAAAGTGAGATTATTATGACAACACTACAAAACCTTGAGAGTGCATTGGCTGGCGAATCAATGGCTCATATCAAGTATCGCTATTTCGCTAAGATCGCTCGTGAAGAAGGTTTCGAAGATGTTGCCAAACATTTTGAACATACCGCTGATCAAGAGATCAAACATGCATGGGGTCATCTAGAATTGCTAATCGGTAAACCTTCTACTAAAGAATGTCTACAAAAAGCGATTGATGGTGAGACATATGAGTATACAGAAATGTATCCTCGCATGGAAGAAGAAGCTGAACGTGAACGTAATGAAGAAGCATTGCTTGAAGCACGTCATCAAGCAGCTGAATCTAAACTACACGCTGAGCAATTTGAAGCAATTTTGGCTAAAGCAGAAAAGCGTTTTAATGCTTTGAAGAAAGTTGAAGAGCGTCATGCTAATGCTTATAAGAAAGTGATGGAGTCGCTATGAATCAAGAACATGTATGCGTAGTCTGTGGTCACGTACACGATGAACAAACTGAAGGTAAGTGGGAAGATCTTCCTGCTGACTTTCTTTGTCCTGAGTGTGGTGTAGGCAAAGACGAATACGAAACTATTTGATCGTACAGAGTTTGGGGGAGCTTCGTGCTCCCCTAAATATTTGTATGATGAAAGCACGACTATCACCGAATCTAATATCTTTCTTCCTAGTCCGTAGAGGAAACTGGGTACTTAAGGTATCAGTATTTAAAAACAAACAGATATTAGTTTTAATGCAACACATATATGATATGGATAGATTTATTATGCAATATTTCCAAGATCAGAATGCTGCCGCAGATTTTATTGAACACATGGTACAGGATATATAAATGACAAAAGTATTTAAATTATTGAATGGTGAAGAGATTATCGCATCCGCTACACCTACTGATGGTGGATATATGTTAAGCGATCCAGCAGCAATAGTTCTACAACGAACAGAAAAAGGTATGGGAGTTGCTCTTGCTCCATACATGCCATACGCTGAAGATGGTATCAAACTTTATACATCAGCAATCGTTTCCGAATCAACCCCTAATCGCGATATGGCTAATGAATATAGCCGAATTTTTGGCTCAGGTATTCAGGTTGTCTCCAGCATCGTAGCCTGACCTCGTAGGACGATCGTAGAGACGTTTTTCGGCTCTCATAGGGGTTTTACCCACCCCTACTTCCCCAAAGGCTCTCTCGGGCTGTAGCAGTCCCGTAGGAGTAATAAAAAAGGTTTAAAATCAAGAACTTACAATAACCCTACAGTCTGTAGGGTTTTTCAACATTTCGCTTTACTTTTATTGCATCTTGGAGTATAATATATGTATGAAAGTTGAAAAGGAGTTTGTTATGTCTGTGATCTATAAGTCTAAGTCCGAACTGCGTGTCGAAACCGAAAAGGCTGTTCAGAAATTCCTCAAACAAGGTGGCTCTATCGAGATCGTAAAATCTCGCAAAGCACCCAAGACCAAAATGCGTACCAAGTCCTCCCGTGGTTTCGTTCAGGGTACTTCTGGTTTCGCAACTGGTGCTCCCAAGAAATCAACCTTTGCACTGTATTGAGATGATACTAGTCAAAGAAATAACTGAGTGGGATGACGTAAGTCGTCAGCCCAACCATACATATCTTATGGACGACTCCATGAGTAAGACGTATGGTTATTTCAAGTGGCACAACCCACAAGATTTTCAAATGTTCAAACAGCCGATCCAGATTGACACACGTCGTCGTAAATTCAAAACGATCAAGCGTGGTTTGAAATTCAAAGGCGAAGTAACACACAATCAAACATGGATTGTTAAGGGAACAAAAGACCACGAGTATGTGGTTGAAAAATCTGACAACGGATATTATTGTTCGTGCATCGGATTTAAATATCATACAAAATGCAAACACATTGAACAGGTGAAGAATGAACTTGAATAATTTTCTCGAGAGTCTGGCAAGCAACAACTCACGTAATTTCAAAATCGAACAACTGACTTTGAATAGCGATAACGAAACTCTGCGTAAGGTTGTTCGCTTGGCTCTCGATCCCTTCACTCAGTTTTACATTCGTAAGATTCCTGAGTATACCCCAAACATGGGCGAAGGTATTTCGTTGGACTTTGCTTTGGATTCTATCGGCGATCTAACCAAACGATTGGTCACTGGTAATGCTGGTATCGATCATCTGCGCAGCAATCTAGAAGCATTGAACTACGAAGATGCCAAGGTTCTTGAGCGTGTTATTCAGAAAGACCTCAAGTGTGGTGTCGAAGTATCAACTGCGAATAAAGTTTGGAAGAATCTCATCCCAGAATATCCTGTGATGTTATGCAGCCCTTTCGAACAGAAACTTGTTGATGATATTAAGTTTCCTGCGTATACTCAAATGAAAATGGATGGTATGCGTTTCAATGCGATCGTTAAGAATGGTAAATGTGAATTTAGGAGTAGAAATGGAAAAGAAATCAACTTACTTGGTAACCTTGAGCAAGAATTTATTGCTCTTGCTGGCTCTGTCGATTGCGTGTTCGATGGTGAACTTTTGGTTATGTTTCCTGGTGATTATCAGTTTGCTGATCGTCAGACTGGCAACGGTATCCTCAACAAAGCCAACAAAGGAACAATCTCAGTAAGAGAAGCAGCAATGGTTCATGCTTCATTATGGGATTTGATTCCCTATGAAGCATTTGTGAGTGGTAAGTGTACTGTTCCCTATGCTAAACGATTCAGTACTCTTGAACAGATCATTGAGAAGTATTCCACTAAACCATTCGAAGATAAAAAGATTTGGTTGGTTGCATCGGATATTGTTCAAACAATTGAAGAAGCACAATCAATCTTCCAAGGTTATTTGAACAAAGGTTACGAAGGTATTATTCTCAAAGATGGTAATGGTATCTGGGAAGACAAACGTGCAAAACATCAGATCAAATTCAAAGGTGAACTGGAATGCGATCTTAAGATTGTTGCAGTTGAACCTGGGACTGGCAAGTATGAGGGTATGCTCGGCGCAATTGTTTGCGAGTCAGCAGATGGTGTTGTAAAAGTTAATGTTGGTTCTGGCTTTACAGATGCTCATCGCAAGAACTATGGTCAAGAATTAGTTGACAAAATTGTGGCAATCAAGTATAATAGTCGTATTAAGAACAAGTTGGGAGATGAGAGTTTGTTCCTTCCAATCTTTGTTGAGATTCGTGATGATAAAGATGTTGCTGACCACAGTAAGGTGATTAAATGATTCTTGAAAGTTTGTTGCATCCAAAAAGATATTTCAATGCAAAATCTAAAAAAGATATTGCATCATACAAACAATTTTTAAGCACAGGTGGTTGGGGCGATGGTGGATGTCCATTTCATTTGGTATTTCCATACATGACAATCCCTCATATGATTCAAGATAAAATTATACATAATGTTTTAGGAGTAAGCAATGACAAAAGTCGTTATTAATCGTTGTCATGGTGGTTTCGGTTTGAGTGATCAAGCAGAACAACTTTATAAAGAACGCAAAGATATTACCGATCCTAATTGGTATCATTGGGAGATTCCTCGTGATGACCCTGTGTTAGTACAGATCGTTGAGGAAATGGGTGAGGGTGCTGATGGGATGTATTCTGAATTAGGAATCGTTGAGATTCCTGAGGATGTTAATTGGTATGTTGAAGAATATGATGGTCTAGAGTGGGTTGCTGAACGCCACAGAACTTGGAATTAATTATGAAAAAAGAACTTGATGAAGCACTATGTGCGAAATATCCTTTGATCTTTAGAGATCGCCATGCACCTATGACTGAAACAGCCATGTGCTGGGGCATCTGCACTGGCGATGGTTGGTATAATATTCTCGATGTCCTGTGTGGAATGTTGTATGGTGATTACCGCCAAGCCAAAGATCGTTATGAATACCTTTCCAAAACAGGAGTTGGTGGTATTCTTTATGGGACACGAACAGTTACGCAAGAAGAAATCGATCAAGCCAAAGAAAAAATGGATGAGGAAAAAGAAAAGGTTCCAGTTGCGGTTCAGGTAAAAGAAAAGTTTGGTGGTCTACGATTCTATGTTGAACGTGCAACTGACAAACACTACAACTTTATTTCTGTTGCTGAGAGTATGAGTTATCGTACCTGCGAAGAATGTGGTGCTCCAGGTCATCGATATACTGATGGTTGGCATACGACTCTCTGCGATATTCATGCAGAGATGAATGGTCGTAGTAATCAAGTTGAAGATGAAGAGGTGGAAGAATGATTTACGATAAAGAAGATGTTGATAAAATGCTGGAAGAAATCCAGCGTTTGCTTACTGTTGCTGACATTGATCATTTGATTTTTCCAGCACCACCTTATATTCATGGACCAAACTGGACAGATGAATTGCGTGAGAAGAATGGTTTCGAACAGGTAGAAGGTATTTGGTGCAGGAAAGTAAACAGTAATGATTACTGGATGACTAAGATGAATGATGTTCGTGCAATGGTTGACGAAAGGAAACGTCTCAATGCAGAACTATCTCTCGCTAAAAGAAAAATCTATCAAATGGAATATGGACTTCGAGTTGCTCAGAAGTCTTTGAATACTGCTTTAACTTTGGAGAAAGAAGATGAGTAAGTTTGTTCTTGTCGAAACTATCAGCCAATACCGTATGCGTTATGTCATCGAGGTTCCTGATGATCACAACGATGGTGAGTTTCCTTGCACCGCCAACCAATGGGCAGAAGATACAGTAACAATGGAAGACATGAAAGAGTTTTCTCAGTTTTGGTTGGGAGAGACTATCATTTCTTCTCGTGAAGTTTCTCGTGAGGAAATTATAAAACTTTGTAATAAAGATAATGATTACTGTAATGGTAAGTATGGCGAACCATGGACTGATGAGAAGAAGATAGAAGTTTTTGTAACACCAATCGGCTATAAGCCACAGGACTATTAATGTTTATATTCGACGTAGAAACACTTGGGGTTGAATCTAATGCTGTCATTTTATCGGCAGCATTAATTCATTTTGATGCAGAGAAGCGTCCAACATATCAAGACTTGCTTGATAATGCTTGCTTTGTTAAGATTAATTCTATGGACCAAATCAAGCGATTGAATCGATCAGTAGATATGGGAACGCTAGAGTGGTGGCAAAATCAGCATGAGTATGTTCGTTCAGTTTCGTTTGATAAAAACTCAACTGATGTTCTTGCAGAAGATGCAATTACCACTCTGCATAATTATATGAACAAGTTTCCAAACTCTCAGAAACAAACTATGTGGGCAAGAGGTTCGCTTGATCAAATGGTAATTGATTCACTTGCTAAAAAACTTGACATGCAACCCATTACAGATTATAATATGTGGAGGGATGTTAGAACAGCAGTTGACTTATTGTATGGAACTATCAATGGTTATTGTGAAGTTGATCATCCTCTATTTGAACGAGCGCAAGTAATTAAACATCATCCTGTTCATGATTGCGCACTGGACGCTATGATGTTAATGTATGGAAAAGGTTAATGGAATTTTATACATCAGTACACCCTATCGGTGATAGAATTTTTATTAGGGGTGTTGAGAATGGTAAACGATACCAACGTAAACTAGAATTCAACCCAACACTCTACGTAACTTCGAAGAAACCCTCCAAGTGGAAGACACTGGAGGGAACATTCGTAGATGAAGTCCAACCTGGATCTATCAAAGAGACTAGAGACTTTATCAAACGATACGAGGGTGTTGAAGGATTCTCAGTTTATGGTAACTCTAATTTCGCATATCAATACATAAGCGATAACTATTCGCATGATATCAATTGGGATATGGAACAGATTAAAGTGTTCACAATTGATATTGAAACCGCAACTGAATCTGGATTCCCAGATATTCGTTCAGCCAATGAAGAGGTTCTTCTAATCACTGTGAAGGATCTTCAATCTAAGCGTATCATTACTTTCGGTA